GTCATTCGTGGGATCATACTCAGTGCTCATTTATATTAACGAAATATTTTCATTATAAAAAAAAAATAATTTAAATAAATATCTATACACACATGTTTATTTATTTTTCTTATCGCAATTGTATCGATTTTAGGGTTGCTTGCGTTATTTAAATTACCACCTTTTCCAAAAGTGAAAATTTTACATTTAATAGATGATATATTTTAAAATATTTTTAATAATAAAATGATATTTTTTTTTATTATAGTCATAGTAATAATATTGTCCAACGTGTTGTATTTTGTTTCTTTACCCGGGAAAGGTAAAGATGTTTCTATCGATTTGATCGAAAACGAAACATTGTATTTCAATAGTTTATATCACGGTGATAATGCGTCAAGAATCGTAAAGAAAGAGAATCTGAATTTCTTATGGGATAATATGCCTGTAACTTTACAAAAAAAATGTTAAGAAGTCTAAAAATACTTCGTTTAAATGGCCACCTGATAAGGGCGAACGATCTCGGCTTACGGCGTTTCCATACCCCGACGGGAAAAACGACAACGAGTTTGTAGCGTTTGCAAAAGGGATGGCTTCCTTACTTAATAATACATCAAATTCTGTTACTTTTCCGGGATGGTTGATTTCAGTTTACGATCCAAAAAATCCAAATGACAACATTTACGCTGATATGCTGAACAAACAAATACCGTGGGACTCAAACGACGGCCCTCTTTCTGATCAAAAAAGTATTTATTTAGAAGTAACACATGCCTGTTATCCACCGCCTGATCGCGAATACCCGGAATGTGACGACGGAGGTTATTGGTTGTATATGACACCTGGATCCGGTGTTTTTTGGTCGACAGGTAGCAAGTGTTTAGTTGCTAATAACAAAATAGACGGAATGTTCAAAATGTTGGAAACAACCAAAGGTAAGATGTTCTTAAAAGAAGCGAACGTTGAAACCCCGTTGGAGTATATGTCTTCCAAGTTAAAAGGCAGCGAAGGCGGTACAAATTTGGTGAAAGCAATGAGAGAGGTTATCAAAGCTAGGGCTGGGGCCTGAGTCGATTTTGAAGATGGGCACATGCACAGGCACTGGCCGAAAAAGATGGGCACATGCACATGCAGGCAAAAATATGGGCAAAAATCACGCAGGCAATAAGATGGGCACATGCACACGCAGGCAATAAGATGTGCAAAAAAATGGGCAATAAGATGGGCAAAAACGTTGAGAAACTAAAGCGTAACTCAGACAGTCTGCACTTTGGTTTAGATCAATCAAATAAATTAATTAATGATTAATGATAGCGTTATGACCATACCAATGTCTGCACGTCGTTGTATCATTCTCGTCTAGTGAAAACAGGTTGTACACAGCAGTCTGAAGAACCACTTCCTCCGCTTTCCAGAACTTCCTAGATGGAACTATAGTTGTGATAGTAGAGCTTTTCCTTCTCTTTGCTGGTCTGGAAGTAGACAGAGCAGGAGCTTGTGGCGAAGGCTGAGGTTGAGGTGGAGTAGCTTGTGGTGAAGGCTGAGGTTGAGGCAGAATAACTTGTGGTAGAGGTTGATCTTCAGTTTGAGCAGCTTCAGTTGCTGCCGTGGAGTTTAGCTGGGACTCCTCAGTTAAAGTCTCATCAGGAACTTCAGTTAGCTCTTGGCTGTCTGGAAATTGATCATCTAACAAAACTGGAGAGGGAATCATGACCAATGATTTAACCAAAAAGCAAAAGATGAGATGGAAACATGCAAAAATTGAAACATGCACAAATTGGGGGCAAAAGATGGGCAAGATGGGCAAAAAGATGGGCAAGATGGGCAAAAAGACTGGGCAAGATGGGCAAAAAGACTGGCAAAAAGATGGGCAAAAAGATGGGCATAAAATTTTTGCCTGCCTGACTTTTTCGCTTAGATGGGCCATGCACATGCCATGCATTTTGCCCAACTTCTGTCATGCATGCAAAATCTCAGGCCCCAGCCCTAATCAAAGCTATGCAAAATGATAAACAAATATGGGTCCTCGTTTAACCTATGAAATTGGTCGTCATGGAGAATTCGACGGTAAAAAACAGTGGTAATACTAAACGTTTTGGATTTTTAATTAAAAATAATTAAAAACGAAATTATTGATCGAATGGAAAGTATTGTAACTAACCCAGTCATGCAATATCCTACCAAAATCTATGATTTTTTACGTATATATATAAGAAATGCAATACAGTATAATAATATGAATAAGAAAGACGTTGAAGAATTAAGCAATAAAATTATTTACAGTGCTCAATATATTTCAAATAATAGACCTAATCAATATCCGCCTGATGTGGAAACATTTGCCGACTGGCTTGAATTTGTAACTGAAGGGGGGTTATCCGATATTTCAGTTGATGATGTTTTAAATATGCTAAAATATATTAGTGACGATGACAATTACGTATATGTACACCCTGAATTATCAGTAAAAGTATTGATCGATAGGTTCGCATCTGCAGTAGTACACGATGAAAAACACACGTTATTAGATCTTATTGAGAAAAATACGAGATATAAAAAAATGATAAAAACATTAAATAATTATTATCCTAACTCTAATTTAGATATCTTGGCAGAAATTGTAAATACATGTTTAGATCAGAATATTAATACTAAAGATTTCGATTTCTCAAATTCAACCGATTTGGAAATCTGGAATTCAATTCATAATTTACAACTAGGTAGCGGGCCATCACCCCGTCGTAGTAAGCGACTTATGAGCAAAAATCATCTTGCATGACAATCTAGAATCTGCTTCAGGGAAACATCTTTAGCAGAAACTGTGTTATAGTGGGTTTTAGTCATTGTAACTTTCTTATTTCTGGTAGCTTCGTTACCCGATAATTCACAAGTTTCTGCTGCGATATATTCTAGGACTGCTGTTAGATAAACAATAGCATATTTACTTATACGAGTTCTTCCAGCCCGTTTTGGTATATTGTCTCTCATAAACGTCTCAACTCTAGGAACCGACAGTGTAAGTTTGGCTTCTTCTGTTCTCGTTACCCGTCTACCTTCAATCTTACCACTTGAAGCTATTGTAACGGCTTTAGTCGCATTGCTAGTTGCATATTTATACAAATCGGGAAGTAAAACAACTTCAGTAGCGGCCTTTATGTCTTTGGCTTGTAGTTCAACTCTACCTGCATTTATCTTAATTGCGATAGCTGTTAAGATGAGTTTTTTACCCAATACATTTATCATATTATTTACGGAGGTGGTAAATTCAGCGGATACGCGAAGGTCTGGGTGTATTTGTTTAGCAATTTTACGAATATAAGTTTGTAAATTCAGTGTATTCATTTTTATTAGTACTATTTTTTATTATAAAACTTATAATAAAATGTCTGATGATCGTATTATTATGTGCAATGATCATTGCAAAGAAGATAGCGACACTAAGTGTTTCGATAAATGCAAAGAAGATAGCGACACTAAGTGTTTCGATAAATGCAAAGAAGATAGCGACCATAGGTGTTTCGATAAATGCGTAAATGCATTTAGAACAGATTACATTTCTAATCCAAGTGCCAAAAAGTGTAAAAAATTATGCGAAGAAATGTTTGACTATGATAATACTGAATACCACCCGGATGAATTTAATTGTTGTGTAAACGAATGTAATAAAGTTTTAGATGTAGATGGTGAAGGGTTCGATAGCAAAGGAGCTGTTTTATTAGACGATACTAACACTTGGTATTATTCGTATTTTTATCCTAAAGATTTACACGGGAAAGTACCGATAGACCCACAAAAACCAAATGGAGCTAAATTCGATAATACTGAAGTGAAATATGTCGTTGATGCACTAAAAGACGGTAAGTCTCATAATGGAAAAAAATACCCTAAAACAATCAATTACGTCGGATATCCGATTAATAGATGCAATGCGCGCGATATATATGTTCCTTTGCACCCAGCGGAATTAAATGAAGATGTACACAGATTATCCAATGATTATTGTATTGACGCGTCGGTCCCGAAGCGAGGGTGGAGGTTCGCTACATGTATCAGAAAAAAAGGAAATAAATCATGCGCGGAAGCATTGAAAACATGTCCTGGTGGTCATCCTGGTAGTGACCCAAAAAGTGTAATAAAGTATGACAGAACAAACATGTTAAATATGATTTACGGTGGATTTACCCCGTAATTGTTAATAATAAAATCGTATTAAATAAAGTATTTTTTAATGATGAACGAAGATATTTTTTTTAATCATATATAATAAATGAATGCATATATGATTAATTTAACCGCTAATAATGACCTCCCTTCTATAACGGAACGTGGTTATTATTCATCTACCGTTGACCCGTTATCGCAACTACAACTAATTGAAATTCGCCGCATGGTTAGTAAACGCGTACGTGATAGATGCGGAATTGAATTTGATATCGATGATGATGATATTAACAAAATGTATGTTAATAAAGTATTAAGTTATATAGAATCTCAACCAATGACATTTTTACAAAAACAAAATAGAATAATAAACATGGTTATAACTCAGTTAAGTTCTAATATAATTAACAATTATTATATTCGTAAAACACGAGAGGGATATACTGAATGGAACAAGATAAGTAATATCGAAACAGATAAACGAGGACACGATCTTATAAAGCTGAATGCAAACCCGCTTAATGTTATTGACACGTCAATGCGATATTAAGCGACTCATATTTATTATTAAGTTTTTCAACAATTCTATATATATTACAGAATTGTTGAATGCCGTTAACTTTAGTGGTTTTTATAGGGTCTAAATTGTTATCTCCGTATACATGTTGATAGATTCTACCTGTATGATCTCTGACAGTTCCATCGTATTGTATATTTATATCTTCTGTTAACTTTACTATTTTACGTTGTATATATCCAGATGTTGCAGTGCCCATAGCTGTATCGGTTATTCCTTCTCGACCCGACATTGCATGAAATATAAATTCCTTGGGGTTTAATCCTTTTATAAACGAAGATGATATGAAACCTTTAGATTCATACTCTAACTCGTGACTTAAGTCGTCTTTATTAATGGGGTAGTAGCATAAAGATCGCCTTCCGTTACTCATCATGTACTGCACCCGTTGCCCTAGGATATCTTGTTGACCTAGCAACCCTGTGATTTGCGAAATATTAAAAAAGTCTCCTTTGCTCCCTGAAATAACAGTTGATAAAAAGTTGTTTTGTTTAGAGAGTGAATCTTTCGCTATTCTAAGACCTACGTCTTTTGCTTTATTTAAAGCGGATTTGATGCGTAATTCCCTGACATTAGGGTTTGTTGTGGTTTTCTTATAAGCAGATGCTTCAATATAACATTTCCGAATAACTTCTTTTGTTTTTACATCTTGGTTTTTGTCAACCATCATACAATCACTGAAATTAACACTAAATCCTCGATATAATAACCATTCAGTAGCGCAAAATTGGATGCTATCTATAAAATTCATAGCTATCGTAGGCGAATATTCCTTATTTATCAGTAACAGAATGGATGCATGTGTCGATCCCAAAACCGATTTATCGAACGCGCCTTGGTATAGAACGCCGTTATATATTTTTACGACGGGCTCCTTGGGATCTGCATTGTTACGGTATTCATAATTGAAATCTTCAGGTAGACACAACGATATCAAACCTTTTCCTGAATAACAGGACCCTTTGGGTAATCCTTTGGATATATATACATCATCTAATTCGCTGATTCGTTTGATTATATCGGACGAAGGTAATTTCATAGCCATGTATATTTGGAAGAAAATATCTCTGGGAATATTTTGGATTCCTATAGACATTTTGTAAGATCCTAGTAACGAATCCTGAACAATGGCGATATTAGGTTTGCTTGATTGAGGTGAAATAATATGATGTTCTACGCTTGATAATAACTGTAATTCCGCTTGCGCTTCTTCGCTTTGAGGCACGTGTATGTTCATTTCATCTCCGTCGAAATCGGCATTAAATGTTTTACATATACTTAGATTCATACGAATGGTTCTGTGCGGACGTATTATTACTTTTACCGCAAGCATAGACCCTCTGTGCAATGTAGGCTGTCTATTTAGAAGTACCCAATCACCATCTTCCAATAATCTATTAACTATCATACCGACTTCAATTTGAAAAGTATTTCCTGGAATTTTAATATCATTTAAAATTACGTCATCTCGTAAAATCTTATCGCCATCTATCAATGTTAACTTTGCTGGATCTACTACACGTATTTGCTTGCCATTTCTTAATATTACATCCCCTTCGAATACCGTAGTGCCTTCTGTTAAGCGTTTTATATTGATACATGTTTTAGCTTCGTTATTTTTTATAACACTTGTTACTTTATTATTATTTAATCGATCTTGTAAAATAGAAATATTTAAAGGAGTCGCCCTGATTGGCACCGTTAATTTATTTGCCATTTCGACGGGTAGTATTATTTCATTTGTCCTGAGCGTGCTATCGGGTCCGACGACTGTTCTACCGCTGTAATTGCATCTTTTACCCATCATATTGTTACGTATCTGCCCGTCTTTTCCAGCTAAACGTTCTTTTATACCTTTAATAGGTCTGCCATTGGTCGTGTGTTTTGATTTTCCCTGTGTATTGTTAAAGGTAGTTGATATTTTAAACTTAAGCATTGCAATTAGCTTTGTTATTTTTTGTTTCTTCAGGGTACAATTATCAATACTACTTAATAATTTATTAATTTGCGAATTTATTTTTATTATATCCATGTACTGTATTGTTATATCATCATCCCATATACTACCGCTTATGTTTATATAAGGTCTATCTACAGGTGGCAAAATCGTTAAATAAAACATGATATAATTCCGCGGGTGACATAATTGTAAATTTAATCCCATGCTTACTACATCATCATCAGGTATAGAATCTAATATTAGAAATATTTCGTATGGGGTCAATTCGGTCTTTGTCTCCTTTCCGTCGTCATTTTTATCATGTAAATAAATGTTATTATCGAAAGGACAATGTTTAATTTTAAATGTTCTTTCTTTTAATTTATCGCTTCCATCACACCCGTTTCTACAACATATATGGTTTTTTTTCTTGCATAGTTCAGTCAACCCAATAAACGTATCAAATTTTTTCTTAAAATTTAAATTGTACATTTCTATATGTTCTTTCCCCAATAAACATCGATAGCATTTAAAACAGACGCAATGTAAAATATTAATTACATGTTTTATGAAAAGCGGGTGAATTATAGGTAATGATAACTTTATATATCCCGGATGACCGACGCATTTCGCACTTGATTGCTTACACGTAGGACATTCGATTCCATATTCGGTAACTCCCATATGAGGATCATATACACTCCCACTGCCTTTTTTTTTAAGGTTGTTTACTTCGCACGCAGAATAATTCAATATTTCTTGCGATGAATATACTCCGAATTGTATACTTGCAATTTCATCATTCATTGTTTAGTTATATTAATCAATTCAAATTAATATAAATTAACGTTTTTATTATAAAATAATTAATCTATTTTTGCGGTAAATATTGAGGGGGGACTTGTGCCCAACGCATGCTAGGGATTTCCCACCTATTCGTCTTGTCGTTTTTACGAGCAGTCATGCATTTATACGGTTGAACTTTGACGTTGAAAGAATTTAGTAAACCTTGAACAGTATTCCTCATTGGTCCGAATTGTCTCAATATCATGTTAAAGTCAAACTGAGGATCTTTACCACATACGTTTGCGACGGTAGACTTAACAGGGTCATAATCTCTATTATAACAGTTATTGTCCGTAAATGGTCGCCCTGTAGATTCTCGTAAAGTTAGTAAATTACATCGCTCACCCGGACACGACGCCAAACCTAAAGTCTTGCATGTATCGCCCGTCCACGGACAATTACATCGACATTTTTCTTCCCCAAATTCATCTTTGTAAGAGGTTCCTTGAAAATTACAATTACTACCATCTGTGGGTAAAGGTCTGCAATATTGCAGATTAGCGCTAGTTGGATCACTGTCAACGACATAATTATCGTTGCATTGACAATCTCCATTTTCATCGATGTATCCATTTTTACAAGGATCTTCTATACAAGAAGGGTTATTTTCACATTTAGCTTTCAAAAACTGATTTTTGATAGACACACCTATATTATCTTTATCACATGATATGTAACCCGGATCGCATGTCAGCGTTATACCGTCGGTGCTTTTTCGAGCGTTTACATATCCATTACCGTTGGACCACGTGTCTGGAATGCATTTTTTCGTGTAAACGGTACTATCTGTTTTAGACCCCGTATATGTGTAACCGTCGTCGCATAAACATTTACCGTTTGACGGGTCAGATTCATTTACACTTTTATCTAATCTATCCCATTTACGATGACAAACACCACCTTGGATTCCAGGTTCTCCATCTACATGACATACACGTCCAATAGAGTCGTCTTCTAGACAGCATTTATCAGTTCCGTTACAATCGGAATTAATAGCACATATCTTTTTTTCATCTAGTGGAACATATAGTTGCCCATTTTTTCCACATGCTAAGGCCTCAATACAGTTACTGCCTTCATTTACCGATGGTTCATGAGTCATCATAGTTGGATTTTTACATCTACATTTCCATGAATAGTCATTGCCATCTCTGGATTTTGTTAACTGATATTGCGATGTGAAATTATTGCATAGTTGATTGCTAATCACTGGTTGACATACTCCCAAATCTGGATTACCAGGCACCGGTAGACTTATTTTTTTGTTGTTGATTACTATATCTTTGTTTCTGGAACATTGCCATTGTATATTTGAACAATAAGCACACTGTGTCGAATTATCATCTTCCATATTACATATAGTAGGATTTTCGTCTAGATTGCATACACTGTTCTCGACTGCATTACTACACCTCGTCCTACTATTATTTGTTGTACATTTACCGTCGTTTGGGCAATCCGCATCGTTGTCGCACTTATCGAACATCGTAGCGAAATTACCGTTTCCTTCAACCTTTGTGTTTTGGTGTTTAAACACCAAAACACCTAATATTGTAAAAAGTGATAAAATAAATACCGATATTATATAATGCATTTTATTATTATATAATAAAAAATGCTATAATATATTTTTAGATTTAAAAATAGTTATAACATCGTTAGCGGTTAATTTATTTCCGATTTCCGTTACCAAATCGCCGTCTTGGTTTATAACAAGACCTTTAGATCGTAACATTTTAGAGGGTAATTTATATTTGAATGTTCTCTTTTTAATATTTTGATCTTTAAACTTTTTTAAAGTTTGTGCCAATGGTTGAACGCATTTGTAGTCGTTTATAAACCAGGAATCATCGTTATTATTTGAAATTCTGAATACCGGTTCGAAAGATTCCGGGTCTTTACATCTATTGTTATTCATTTGAGTACCGTATACAAACCCAAGATCATTTTCTATCCATATCCAGTATCCATTTGGTTTGGTATTTATTAATACATTGTTACCATCTATAAAATAATCAAATTCCATGCAATCTTCTGAATTTATCATGCATAAAGGTTCTAATACTTTGGGTTTTATTAAATATTCTACTAAAAGATATGCAATTGCAAAACATACTACTAATATTAAAATATTAATTATAGGATGAAATAATTCATAATAATTCATCTTTTATTGTATCATAATATAAAATATGTCAACGCAAATTGTATTAGGGTCTATTGTATTGATGGGTATATTCACTGTGATTTATGTAATAATATATGGCGGCTTGGGTACTACGCAACTCGATGATATTGTCAAAGACGAAACTAACGATAAAGAAAATATAGTTTATGGTGACACAACTACAGTGTGCTCTGTATCACCCCCGATTTGTACAGATGATGATAATTGCAGTGAAATTTGCGGCAATCAAAATTTCACGTGTCAAACTGTTAACCCGTCAACTAAGAAATGTTTACCACCGAACACACTCCCAAATTGCGAAGGTGAAAAAATATTGAGTTATGCACAGGACGATAATTCTCTCACGTGGGAATGTAAATGTAATTGGCCCACTTGGGTAAACGGAAATTGCACTGTTGACGATAAATTACCCGGGATTTGCGAAAATGGAAGATTGCAACTGTCGTCATCGAATATGAATCCATCGACATCGGCGCGGTGTATTTGCGATCCGGGTTACATATTAGCATGCACATATCAAGATAATAAACCAAATTGTATCCGTGAAAGTCAATTGCGATTTATGACAGATACATTTACATCATCCCCGTTCCCATTAGCTCACACTTGCAACAAAAACTGGAGACCATTCCGCCCAACGCCTCTTCCCCACCCTCTCCCTCTTCCCCGTCCTGCATTACGCGGGCAGTCTTTCAGACCCGCGTCTTTCAGACCCAATCAGACGATATTAGAGTCTGTAGAATATAATTCCGGGAATATTGTCGTAGGTATAATAGTCGTTTTAGTTGTTATTTTAGGCGGATTATATATTTACAAAAAAAACAAGAATTAATATATTTGTAATATATAAAAGATAAATATGCCGACAAAAGATGAAAATAATATTAGAAAATATAATGAAATATGTCTAATACAAAATATATATCATAAACATCGAAACGGGAAATATGATGATAGATATAATGAATATATGCAGAAAGGGTTTGACATGAGAAGAAGGTGTTTGAAAGACTTACCTGATACCCATGAAATTAAACACGTGAATTTAGAAAAAGAAAATAATTGGAAAAAGAAATTACACGCTCATACACCTAACTATAGTCCACACAATACACCTAATAATAAAAGTAAGTTCAAATCAGTATCGAGAAAATCTCAATCATCGGTTAAAACCCCCCCTACATCTCCTACGCGTCGCGTATATACAACACCGCCGCCAAACAATAATAATACAACACCGCCGCAAGACATGAAAAAAAGGCGTAGCGACTCAAAAACATCAGGTTTCTTACAAGAGGAATTTGACAGTGAATCAATTCCAGTTTTTACTTTACATAACAGCCTTAAGACTGGAACTGCGTGCGAACAAGTTCAAAATAATTTGAACAGAGCTGTTAGCCCAATATATTACGGACCAGAACTAGACAACGCATATTCTCTTTCTCGGATATTTAATAACGATTCTACATTAACCCAATCAATCGATAGAATTGCCGGCATAATGAGTCATAGTAATATGATAGTTGATACACTCGGAGTTATGAATGTCACGCAATTTTTAAACACTGAGATTATACCGCAACTGGGAAGCTATAAAATCCCAGATTTAGTAACACACGCGGCAGTATGGGTTGCGATACCTAGAATTCAATTGACCGCCGTAGACAGTAGCTTTACGGGTAGACTTGCTAGGAGCGTTACTACAATTTTACAAGAAAACACGAACTTAAAAATCGCGGACTTACCGACTTACATGGTCGAACCAAAATCTGGTGGAGTATCTGCTACGAATCAAGTATTAACGGCGCATTTTCGAAATCTTATCGGTGGGAATTTACCACTTTTTTTTAATAACAATGCTGATATATTTGAGGGGTTAGTATGGTTTATGATTTTCGGATCTAAGTGTATTCAGAGAAAATTCGTTCAGAGATATATGATGCGAATATTTATTATCGCTTTTTTTAAATTAGCATACGCAGCTGCTAAAAACAATGGTGAATTGTTAACAGATCCTGCTATTATGAATGTTTTAATACGTACGATAGGAATACCCATGATATTGATAACACTGAAAGTATTATTACCTAATTACAACGGAATTGAACATTTGGTATGGACTTATATAAATGGCTTTTTCCAACAAAGAACAACCTTAGCAACTGCGCTTGTAAGTATTGCTATTAGTTCAGGATTCGTGACTGCTGCAGCATCCAGTTACTCGCCGGAAACAGATAATTTAAGACAACAAATAATGTTGTTGCGTGATAGTCAACAAATATTGAAGTTAAAATCAGACGAGCAGCGTGACGTAGCATTACAATACAAAAAATCGGGTAAATTGGAATCAGCTGTAAATGCTATGAAAAGAAAGAAATTATACGATAAACAAATTGATACGAATAGAAATGTTTTGATTCGTATGCTACAACAACTCAAACAGTTAAAAGAAAGTAGCAGTTCTCCAAAATATTATAACATAAGATCCCGTGCATCGCATAGTTTCGCTCCCAAACGCGCTAGATCAGCAGAGGAGACTACGGTCGCGCGAAAGACTCCGAAAACTACTGTGCGGAAAATAAAACCGGGAAGTGAATGCAGTGAAATGACTGAATTACTATTAAGATACTTAACAAACATCGATTCTGATTTGTATCTAAAATATAGAGTAATAGAAGTGGAAAGAGCATCATACATAATATTCCAACACGTAAACACTATTTTAGAAAGAAATCCACAGATCGATGAAGTAAAGGATGGGCTAGACCACACATATTATGACACGAAATATTTTCCGTCTATAAGCACGGCAATTATAGACAATCTTTTAGAAATGAAGTTAATCGAACGAAAACCCGAAGGAGGTCTGAACGAACAAGTACGTAAAGTGCAGAAAAACTTGATGGCGTTTTGCAACCCGCCACCACGGGGTGGTAAGAAAAAGAAGAAAAAAATTACTCCGAATTGTAAATATTCTACCGATCCGACTTGCACACTGCAATCATCAGGAGTCGCAGCAATGGACATAGATTAAAAGTTTTTATTTTTGTATTTTAAAATAGAAGAATACAAAAATAGATCTTAATAACGATATTTTCAACTAATATTTTACCCGATAGTTATATGATCTCTATATTATTATCAAAAAATATCAACCCTCTTACTTCGATTACATTTAAACTATTTAATAATCGAATTATAAGAAGTATCTTTCAAACAACGACATGGAAAAATCATAATAATTTTAAACCAGATACGCTAGCTAATACGGGTGAGTGTAATTATCGTATACTTAAAATAAAACAGTGGTATGAATATTTTAATTTACCTCCTCTGGTATTTGGACTCACTGATCATGCAGTTCAAAGAATGTCGCAGCGAAAAATATCACCTGATATGGTAAGTCATACTCTCAAATACGGTAAGTTAGATTACGAAGAACCTCAGAAGTTATGGGATACCTATGGACGAGCAGTGTTTACATGGGAAAATATGGTAGTTGTCACAAATTACGAAAAAAACAGGATTGTTACTGTATTCTGGAAGATAGATGATTGGTCAGAACTTCATATATCTGAAAAGCCTTTTGCGCAAAATAAAGCTAGGCGCAAGTGGTGCAAAAAATATTCCAAATTCTTTAATAATAATGAAAAAAAAACTTGTTTCTAGTATTATTAAATCAAAATGGGAATTAAATCTAATTACAATAAATTTCTAAGAGACATATCACCTAATATATTTAACACAGTTCATATATCAAATTACATACATAAAAAAATTGCCATTGACACAACGTTATACATGTACAAATATAAAGCGATATTTGGCGATACATGGTTAGAAGGGTTTGCGCGACTGATAAAATGTTTGAGAGATAACGGGGTTCATTGCATTTTTATATTGGATGGTCCATCCCCTGTAGAAAAAACAGAAGAACAAACTAAACGACGAGAATCTAAACAAAAGTTGATTGAACAAATTAAAGCGATAGACGAAGATATAACGATATATAGACGGAACGGAAGTGTAGGTGACCATCTGACGAAGTTATTCAAGGACACGGGGGGTATCGTTATAGATTCGGAGATAGATATGCGATACGAGAAAAAATCTAGACAGGTGGTAAATATAAACAATAATGATTTCATCGAACTTAAAAAATTGTTTGACTTGTACGGCGTTAGCTGGCACGAGGCGCCGGGAGAAGCGGAAAAATATGGTTGTAAATTATGCATCGACAACATGGTCGATGCTGTGTTATCGGATGACACGGATATATTAGCATATGGCAGCCCTGTTTGTTTATCTAAACTAGATGTAATAAGTGGTTTAGTATGCCAAGTAAATTATCAACAGTTATTGACAGAATTAGGTTTCGACAGAATGCAGCATTTAGATCATTGTATAATGTGTGGAACTGACTATAATGATAATATAAAAGGTATAGGATCTCATAAATCGTATAAATTGATGCAAAAGTATAACAATATCGAACAAATAGTAAGTAATATAGTAGAAGAAAGTGATTTGGGTGAACGCGCGAATGACTTACGAAAAATGTTCACTCATTTTATCGATATATCCGATGTAAAAATATTATATAATAATATGCCCGATAGCGAAGGTATTATGGCGTTTCTAAAAGATAAAAAAATTGCTTATGTAGATTTGCAATTTATTCCTAATAAAGTAACAATAAATTTCATTTAAAAAAACTTATATGTATATTATAAATGTATCGTTCTCAATATTATGGACATTATAAGACCGTTGATACACCGATATCACAAATAAAAGTAATAGAACCTGTTATGAAACCAATACAAATAAATAACACAACGATAGTAAATGAAAATACGCAACGTAAGCAAGGTGTTGATAAATGGGGTCCTCATTATTGGTACGTTATTCATAAAACAATGCTTCATTATCCGGAAAACCCAACTGATCAAGACTTAAACGGTATAATAAATTTTATTAAGTCGATCCCGAATATTTTACCTTGTTCTATATGTAGTGACCACGCAGAAGAGTATTTGAATAACAACCAGATGAAATTAAAAAAAGCACTTGGAAATAACCATCTACTGTTTATGTTTTTCGTAGATTTCCATAATGATGTAAATAAACGACAAGGAAAACCTGTGATGCCATACGAAAAAGCTTTTTCGTATTGGTCCAATGCATAATTTACAATTATCAATATAATAATTGTAAATTGAATGATTAAATTTATTCAAACTTTTTATTATTAGTTACATATTCACTGGTTTCCCAATCTTCTCCGATAATTCGAATTAATAAACTTTTTTCATCTTCTGTTAAGAATTCTTTATCTAACCCATCTCGAATATCAATTAGCAAAGAAGCACATGCTTCTCGAGCGCTTTTGTTTTCAGTAATAATAGTATCTAATTGTTGCTGCTTCGCTTCGCTGATTGTTGAAGGGGCTAACGTTTTAGCAATCGCACTGTCGTAATCAAATTGCTCGTAAAATGATCTCATCGTATCGTCTATTCCACCATGTGTTTGTTCGCTGTTCATTTTTATTATAAAAAACTTTATTTTTAATTTATAATAAAAATGAACGGTATAATTATTACATGTGTGATTATCGTTGTATTATCTATACTGTTAACGACTATTGATTCAGGGGGTAATACACCTAAAACTGCAGGAGAAGAAATAAAGTTATTAAACTCATTCATACCTCGCGATTATAATCCTCATATAGATTATTCCGATACGAATTTTACTAGAGTCCCTGATGATGCTGACCTCAGAAAGCAACTGAAAATAGATAATACCAAAAAAATACAGTATAATGTATGTAATCACGATAAAGAAGACCCAAGAATTTCACATACTAATTGCGCGTCTTTATGTATGTCTAAATCAGATTGTGCGGGATTTCTATACGAAAGTGATAATAAAGGAGGAACACAACCATCTCTGGAATTGATACAGATATATGGTACTCCGACGGGTGATGACGAAACAGAACAATACTTTGTAAGGGGTCAAGCCAAATCCAAATATGCAAGTACACAGATTGTAAAAGCGGCCTTAGTTAAAATAGAGGACGAGAATAAAGATGCCGGTGCAGTAGTAGTAGGAACCATAACTTTTAATGTCGATAGTGGAGGGTTTCCACTATTAAATAGCAATGCTATAACAATAAATTGGGAGGACGATCCACAACTCTTAGTGTCGGTAGGTGACAGGTTAACATTTAGTAATAGCGATGCGCAGCAATATTTTGACTATAAACCATATTTCGGAGTTGTTTATATTTATCCGACTGCAACTAGTACATGTGGTAATTGCGCGGGCGGTGCAAACCTAACGAAATGTTCAGTATGTAATATATATAAGAAAGGATTTATGACATATGGTCAAAATGGCGTTGATATCAAAAGTACCGATATTATTTATAATAGGAATTTATCTAGAGAAAATGTATTCGAAGAATGTCTTCGTAATCAGGCATCACTCC